GGGGCAAGGGAAAATCGGCGTGGTTTACCAGCATTGCCAACGCTTCTCGCGGCAGGCTGGAAGAGGAGCTGCGTAAGGAGTTCAGAGGCCAATGAGCTTTCAAGCCATCCGATCGACTTTTGAGGTCGCCTTAAATGACGCCTACGCATGGCTAAGCCCAGCGGTGCCTGTGGTTTTTGACAACACGCTGGACACTCCACCGCCGTTGCCGCATGTCTTGGTCAACCTGACCTATACGGATATGACTAACCCGGTGCTCTGTCCCAATGAGGCAGCGATGGAGCAGATCAGGGGCAACATCCAGGTCAGCTGTTACACCAAGCGCGGGCAGGGGATGAAGCAACTGGAGGAGTTAGCAGCGGTTGCGATGCAAACCTTGGTGCAGCTGCGGAACATTTGTGATCCTGTTAATCCGATGGTTGGCCAGATCAACGGGCCGGACAACGTGCTTGAGGGCGATGCACCGTATGCACTTGTCACTGTTAGTGCGCCTTTTACAGCAAAGGGTTAGTAAATTGGGGTTACCTGAGCCCCCGCAGGTACGCCCCCAATAACGCCCCCTCTGTTCTTTATCTGAGGTAAGCATGCCTATTGCGTGTTCTACCAGCGTCGTCACGGGCGCTGACGGCTTTGTCGCCTTCAAATTTGCGGGGACTGAATTTTGCTTAGTTGCAGAAGACTTCCCCTCGGGTGCTGGTGTTATCACCGTGCCCACCGGTCACCAGTATCAAGTTGGTGACATCGTTGACATCACCGCTGTTGGTACTGCAACTCATGACACTGGCTTTGGCACTGCCGGTGTTGTCGTTGACAAGACAGCGACTGTGATGATCTCTGTGGTTGCTCCTGAAGCGATCACTGTTGTCATCCCTGCTGACTCTGGGAGTATCACCCTTGCTGGTGATGCGACTGGCTCCGATCAGTCGAATCACTTTGAGATCAGGCTGTCTGAGTACACATCGATCTGCTCCATTAAGGAGTATTCGATGAGCTTGGAACGGGAAAGCATCGACATTTCGACCTTGCCTTGCAAACCCTGCGAAGGCGGTTCCAGTGTCTTTGCCTCATTCCGTCAGACAGCGCCTGGCTTTGCTGCAGGCGAAGGCAGCATGACTGTGCTGTTTAGCAAGGACACCACCTCAGCCGCTAACCGCTTGCTGGCTAACACCATGCTGCGGGATCAGGCAGGCGCCATGGCTTCGTTCTATATCGATGCCGTGTGCGGGCCCAATGGCGTAGATAACGACGCCTCGAACTACATCGAGGTGCCAATCTCGCTGAACGGCTTTGAGATCACAGTGAACACTGAGGACGCTGTTGAGGCGACCATCAACTTCGGGTTTGCTGGTCAACCGAAGGTGTTGTTCGGTGTGAGTTTGGCTGGCTAATTAGCCTGGTCTAGTCAGCTTCTTATCCCGTGGCTGGCGGGGCAGGGGTTTTCGTTTCCCCTGCCCTCCTAAACTTATTAGGTAACGGGATTTACACCATGCGTTTGATTGACCAGTTGGTTAAGGCTGTCGATATGACAGCTGTAGAAAAAACCATTGAGGTAAACGGCAAAGAGTTCACTTTCTGGGTCACGCCATTGACGGCTGCAGAACGTGAGAAGGCATTGAAAGAAGCAGGCGAAGGCGGGGCTAATCAGTCGCGCTTTGCCATGAGCCTGATCATTAGCAAGTGCAAAGAGAAGACTGGGCAGGCTTGTTTTATCCCTGCTGATGCAGCGCGGCTGCGGCGTGAGCTGCCTACCGCTGTTTTTGATCAGCTGCTAATGGCCGTGATGGGCACGGAGGAGCTGGAGGAGGAATCCGACGATTCAAAAAGCACCAGCGAAGAAGCTGAGTGATCAGCTAAAGGAAGACGACAAGCTGAGGTTTCAGCTTTACCTGGCGACCCAGTTGCATATGACTCTTGGCGATTTGCGCGAGCGAATCACCGATGAGGAGCTGTTTTTGTGGTCGGCCTATTACGAGCTAGAGCACAAAGAAAGGCAAGCTGCACAAAGGAAAGCGATGAGCCGCCGCCGGTAGACTGGCGTTACGCCTAGGGATTGCTGTGGCTCAAGTTGTACTTGACGTTCTGTACAACGTCAAAGGCATGCAGGCCCTGAAGGCAAGCCAGCAGGCAATGAATGGCGCGGCTAATGCTGCACAGGCGAGCACTAACAAGATCCGTGGGTATAACGTCGCGACCGGTAAAACTGCGGTGGCTGCAGGCAAGGCTGCTGCTGGTAACAAGGTTGCGGCGAATAGCTACAGGGCGACTGGCTTTGCAGCGGTAGGAGCGACAGGCGGGGTCAAAAGCTTTGGTGTGGCATTGTCTGCAGCACTTGGCCCGATTGCTGCCATTACAGGCGGCATGGCTTTGCTGGGCAAAACAATCAGCGTTTTTTCTGAGCGTGAGCGTGATACGGCTCTGCTGACCAACGGTCTGAAAAATCTTGGCTTGCAGGGCACTCCTGCGCTGGATGCTTTGCAGCGTTCAGCCGACAAGCTGGGCAAGACAACGCTGTTTGATCAGGAGCAGTTCACGCGTGGGTTTGCGCTGCTCACATCGTTTAGGTCGATTGGCGTTAGCAGCTATGAGCGTGTAGCTACTGCTGCGGCTGATTTAGCTCAAACCACAGGGCAAGATCTCAACTCTGCATTGCTGCAGCTGAGCAAGGCGTTGGAAGATCCGGCGCGCAGAGTCACAGACCTGTCGCGTAGTGGCACGGTCTTCACTGAGCAGCAAAAAGAACAGATCAGGGTGCTGCAGGAGTCAGGCAACATGCTTGGCGCTCAAAACCTGATCTTGCAAGAGATTGAGAAGCAGTACGGGAACGCTGCAGTAGCTGCTGGAGAGGCCGGCTTTGCTGGTGCACTGGATAGCGCAGGCGAGTCCGCAAGAGACCTTGGCGAAGCTATTGGCTCAATCATTGTTCCTGCGCTTGAAAACTTCTTAAGGGCAATCACGCCTGTTATTGAAAACCTGGCGAAATTTGTTGACTATGTAAGCGAAATTCCTGGCGTGCTTAGTGGCATCGAAGGCGCATCAGGCGGCTTGGCTGGGATGTTTGAAAAACCTGCTGAAGACGCAAGACAACTAGAGGAAAACGTCAGGAATGCCACGCCTGCAGTGTCTGAGCTGAAAGATCAGGCGATGAAATTGCCTGACCCGGTGCAGAAGGCTGGCCAAAAGATGGATGAGTTAAAGACGAAGACAGACGGAGCAAAGGGCAAAACTGCCGAGCTAAATGCTGAAGCCGCTAAAGGCTTGGCGCCGCGAGAGTTTGAGAATTTAGCGCTTGAAGACCAGAAAAGAATTCTTGCAGAAATTACAGCGCAGCAAGTCGCAGCGAATGCTCAAAAAGAGCAAGGTGCAGAGGCTGCGGCAGCAATGGCGAGGGTGGAGGAGACAGCTGCAGTGCACGCCCAATTACTTGGTCAAAACCAGGCGCAGGCCAATGCGCAGATCAATCAAGGTGCAGCAGCTGCTAGCAGCTTGGCCAATGAGCTACAGCGCGCTGCTGCTGCCGCTGCGAGCATTGGTGGTGGTGGCCTTAGTGGCGGCGCAGCAATGGGCGGGACTGGTTACACGGGCAATGGATTGACTAGCGGTTACAACTCAGGGCGCGATGAAAACTTTGGCATTGATTTGCTTGGCATGGGCCAGCAGAAGGCCGGCAACTCAGGCAGCAAAAAATACTCAGTAATTGATAGATATTACATCGACAAAGACGGAGAGATTGCGTACAAAGATAATCAACAATTTGCGAAGGAATTACAAAAGCAGCGAAGACTCGACAAAATGAGCCAATTAAATGAACAGAACAGGCTTGCCCAGGCCTGGGATCAGTCAACAACGGACCGTTATGGCACTAGGGTATTTAGCCCTGGAGCTGTTTGGCGCAACGGTGGAGTTATTGGACCAGTCGGATCGGAAAACTACAACCGCTTTATGCAGGATTACGGCGGTTTCCTAAACAAATACGCAGACGGTGGTTATGTAACAGGTCCGCAGCAGGCGATTGTTGGTGAGGGTGGCGAGCCTGAATACATCATTCCTGCTAGCAAGATGGATGGCGCCATGCAGCGGTATTCCGCCGGCATGCGTGGCTCCTCAATGATTCCCAGTAACGCCGATGTGACTGTGAACTACAGCGGCAGCACTGTTGATATGGGCGGCAGCAGTTACATCAACAAGGGCGACGTGACAGGCATTGTTAGCCAGGCAGTAAATCAGACGCTGACCAAGCTGCAGCGTTCATCTAAAGCACGTCTGACGGCTGGCCTGCGATGACTTCAGCAATTGCCGCGTTCCTCAAGGTTTACGACCATTCGCCTGTTGCTGGTGATGATGGCATTCGCTTGCTCTGGCAGAACTTCTTTGTTGGCAAGGTGATTGACGGGCATACGTATGAGTCGTTTGAGGTGTCTGATCTGGTGATGAACCGGACAGCAGATGAGGGCGGAATTGCGCTCACGATTGGAGCAACGCAGGCCAACCTTGATTTCTTTGTGGCGTCTGCAGAGGCGGAAAGGCTGCTGGAAGTGGTGATGTATGAGATGCAGGTCACTACGTCGATTCCTCAGGACATCAGTAGCGGCATCATTGTCTCTCGATTTGTTGGAGAAATCATCTCCCTTGGAACCGACCTAACCTCAATAGAGGTTGAGATTGGTGCAGCCATTGACGCGATTAGTGGAGAGATTCCAGGCCGTCGCGTTACTACCAGCGTTGTAGGGAGATTGCCGACGCTATGAAGTTTGCGTTCCCC